TGGATTCTCAACTGATTGCAAACAAAGAAGCTATTATTAAGATACTAGGAAAAGAGAAATACGATAGTATCAAGTTGATGAACGAAGGTATGCAAAGATTTTCGGTACTAGATAAAGAAGCTCTAGGTAAAATATCAGGTGCAGGTAATGAACGAGGCTTCAAAGCATTCATCAGTAATGTGCCTGGGGCCATCAAGGATCGCTATGGTGCTTTGATGCTCGCTAAAGAAATCAAAGACCCTACGCACTTCAAGAAGATGCTTACGCAAGAGAATTACGATAAGACTATGACTGCACTCAATGCTAGTCTATTCTTTGGATTGAACTCCATCAGAGCTATGCAGGATAACGCTGATGCCGACCCTAGATTTAGAAGAGATATTACAGAGCGATACAAAGCTATCTTTGAACAAGCCCAAGAGCTTGACGCTCAAATAGAGCGAGAGTTATCTAGATAAAAAAAAGGGTAACCCCTATGACGAGAGTTACCCTTTAGTAGATAATGGAAAATCTTTATCTAAGAAGAAAAAGATAAGGATTTAAATAGGAGGGGGAGAAATATCAAAAACCCCACCCCATAGGTGTTACCACTCTATGTTACCTTATTCTCTTTCTTCGGAATTGATAATTAGCTTTTCCTCGGCAGAACGCAACTTTTGTTTCAGATTATTTACATCTTTATTAAGTTGCTCATTTTGCTTTGTTAATGTTTCGCAAGCAATTGTCATTGCCGATAGTCCACCCTTTAGCACATCTTCAGCAGAAGTGTTGAACATTGAGGTGGTTGGTTTATTTAGTACTGCAGTAGTCATATTTATCTGAATCTTCCTATATTGTTAACGAATTTGAATTTGCCCATGAGGTCTCTTTCGCCTTCACGGTTTTTAGCTATTTTGTAATCTAATTCGAGGTAAGTTGTTTTGCCATCAAAAACCTTGCAGTTATTAATGTCGCCACCCCTTGCCCACATTAGCAGGATTACATCTGCGTCATTCTCTATGTCTCCGGAATCTCTAAGGTCATGTATACTTAATCCAGAATCTCTTTTCGCTCCTTCTCGATTCACTTGTGCCAAGAGTATAATAGGTATATTAAGCTCTATGGCAAGTTGCTTTATAGCGTGAGAAATGAAAGAAACTCCGTCATTCTTGGACATTTTTGTGTCATATGGTATAAGTTGCAGATAATCAATGACTAACGCTTCTATACCATATTTCCTCTTCATTGATCTAGCTTTAGATCGCAGCTCATCTACATTCCTAACATAATGCTCGGTATATATCGGAGCTTTTTGTATTTTTTCTAAAGAAGTGTAAACTTTGAGCTTATCCTCCTCGGATGCGACTTGATCTCTGAATCTCCTAAGATTAACGGCACTAGCAGTTTGAGCCATCCGTTTGGTTAACTGCTCAGTAGGCATCTCGAATGAGAATATCCCTACAGGCTTATTATCCTGGACGGCTGCCCTCAGTACAATATTAAGGGCCAACTGAGATTTACCACAAGATGTAGGTGCAGATATAACAAAGACTTCGCCTCTGCCTATGCCTCCTTCATCTAGTTTTTCATCCAAGTGTTTTATACCTGTTTGCAATGAGGTAAATTCGTAAGTTCCGTTAGCTTGAGCCTCTAGTTTATTCTTGAGGTCATCCGATGCTTTTTTGATGTCATCTTTGTCATTTTTGGCATCTGTGATCTCTCTCAATGATTTATCTAGTACAATGGCAACAGAATCAGCCGTAGAACCCCCTAGAAGCGATTCTACGGATGCCCTTGATGCTAAGAGTAAGGCACGAGCTTGCGACCTCTCCTTGACGATTTTAGAGGCATTTAAGGACATCAGTCCAGTTTGGACTTTACTTTGTATTTCGTAGAGTCCTGATATGCCGTCTATGTCATCTTCTAGATTCTTTCTTCGTATCTTGTCCCATACTGTTATTTCATCAATACTCTTATTGTCCTTGGCAAGCTCTTCCATGCATTGATAGACAATCTTGCACTTGGGGTCATAAAAATCTTCTGAGGTAACTATTTGGGATACGACATCAAAGGTATCAGCACCATCTGTCAGTAGACAAGAAGCTACTACCACTTGCTCTGCATCTTGGGCAAATGGTTGTTCTATGTTGTTATCTAGCATCTAGACCCCTGCTTCTTTTCTTACTTGGGCTACATAGAATACCGAGCATCCGACTTCTATGGCTACCTCTTCCTTAGTCTTAGGGGAGTTAATCATATAATCTTTATCTGCTTGGGTAATTCTTTTTCTCTTAGTTGCTTCGATAATAGAATGAATATCATCTCCGTACTCTTTTATATCCCCTCGGATAATAGCACGACCAACATCCATTCTAGCTTGTTTGTAAAAATCCTCACGAATCTTGCCATCAGTATCATCGTAAAATCCTTTTATGTGTGAGCTTTTGTATTTCTCTATGTAATCCATTTTATTAATTTTGAATATCGTCTAATTCAGCAGGTAACTCTCCTGCATCTATTTTATTTAGTGTCCATAGCCAACAAGCCATGTTCCACATTACTGCTCCAAAATGATCTTCTGAAAAATCATTGTCCCTGCATTGCATTAAATGCCGATAGGCTGCATCGCAATAGCGAGATAGGGGTATTCCTTTTCTCCAATTATCGGGGCCATACTTGGTTGCTCCGTCTTCAAAGCGTCTAGCCATAGCCATAATCGCACAAGTAGGTATCATACTAGGGATGCCCTTTCCTTTCATGGCATCTCGTACTGCCCCTGTATCAAAGGCAGTACGGCTACCACTATCAGGAAGAGTTTTATTTTCTTCCTGGACTTTCATTAGAACGGCACTTCTTGGCTTTGAGGTGCAGATTTAGCTTCTTCCTTTTTTTGGAACTCGCTGAACTTACCACTTAGGCGAGTGTTGCCCTTTGCGTCTTTATTGACCCAAACTGCAGCTCGCATCTCTTTGCCTTCCATATTGGCAGTACCAGTAAACAAAGGCTTCTTAGAGCCTTCCTCAACATCCTGTTTGAATAAAACGAATGTGTTAGTATTATCGTATTCTTTTGACATAATTATTTTTGGTTAGAATAAATCTTCGTCAGCATTGTTAATAATAGTTGTACCCTTTGGTGCTGATTTTCCGTGGGTATTAGTTGCATCTGCATCTTGCTCATCGTCTAGGGCTAGTAATCCTGATAATGCGTACTTACGACTATAACTGGAGCTACTACCTGAAATTTGAGCCTCTGCTTGTCCTTTGACTTGCAATGGCTCTCTAGCAAAAGCAGATACGCTGATCACATCATCTGAATCGTTATCCACGATTGAGGCAGTTGCCTTGATGTAAAACCTTTCTCCTATTACTTGAACTTCATCATTTAGTAGGATACTTACATTTAGCTCTTCGGATTCTTTTTTGATTCCGTTGAGGATGTCGCTACAATTCCAATACTTGTAGCCACCGAATTTGTTGAGTCTATTTTTTGGTATGGAGACTCTCTGTTGTAAAGCAGATAGTTTCTGCCTGATATTTAGTTTTTCACTCATATTTATTTTGTGTTAAAAATTGACGATACAGTTTTACTCTCTCTCTTGTATTATTGCAAGCATTAATTTCACTAGTTTTGTATTTAAATAATTTTAATGCGAACACTTGTTTGTCCTTGGTAAGTCTACCGAATCTCTTGCATAAATCGGTTACCCCTTTTGGATGCAGCAACTCATATGGGTCACCCTTTATGTATTGGGATAAATTCATAAGTCCTTGTGCATAAGATACTTCTGCTCTGCCTTCGCAGTATCTGATCCAGGCATTCCGGCACTTACCTTCCCAGGCGTTAGCTTGTCTATCAATGCAACCTCTAATTTGTCCGTTGTCGTGATCGTGATCCACTACGACATCTTCTAGTTTGTTTTCTAATATCGGACAGATTGGCCCCTTGTTTTCCTCTCGGAACTTCTTTAATTTACTTGCAGTTATGTACTTCATTCTAGTCTATGGCAGTTCGCACAGAGAAGCTCGCACTTCTCTAGCTCTTTAATTATTCTTGATTTCTTTAGCCCTCTTAGTGTAGCTACATTCATTGATTTATTTTTAGGATTCGTATGATGGCAATCGAATTGACTTGGCTGACCTTTGAATGCACAACGAGAACAAATAAAGCCACCGAAGAAATCCTCGATGACTTTATTGTAAGCTCTAGTTTTTATAACCTCTACACAAGGTCTGCAGTAAGGTTTGTAATACTGAGTACCTGACACTTTGCCCTTTCCTGCAGTAGCAAACTGACTGATAGGGAACTCGTAATTACAATTCTTACAGGTCTTTAATCTCATTTACTTCAATGATTTTAATGATCGCACCTTTTTTAGTAATGCATATACCATCTTTATTAGGCTTGCTACGGCACAGGAAAAGTAACGCTTTCTTTTCGTCATTCGCCCATTTAGTTGTCTTGCCCATGTATTCTGACGGCATATCGTAGTGTTTGTATCTGATTTCATATTTACTAGCCATTTAATCGGTTTAACAATGTATAAAATGCTTTAGCTGCACACATTGGACAAACGCCATTCCCAAGTAAGCGTAAGCGATTTACTCGATTTCTATCTGAGTTGTCCCTACTTCCAAGCCCATCAACTGCTCCACCCAATTTGGATTCAGTCTGTACGGAATTGCTAACTTCGTCAGAGATGTTTGATTCTCCCCTCCTGTTATCTTCCATCCCTCCTCTGCCATTGGTGTCGGATAGTTGTACATCCCCTGTACCTGCTCGCCTAGATTGCTCTTGCCCCTGTCCCTTAGGCAAGCTCTTGAGTCCTGCTCTTTCGGTGTCCCCCAGTACTCTTGGTTCTTCCCATGGGTATTGCTCTTGGTTTGGTCTAGCGATTGCTTGGCATCTGAATACGCTTGGATCATCAAAGGATCGACCTGCTCTCTCAAGTTGCTCGGCATAGCTCTCCCCTTGCGAGTTGTCGTTGCTTGACGAACTGCTGATTCGTAGCTCCGACTCGGTAGGGAATCCATTGTATTCGGTGTCGCCCAATTTGCCATATGCACTACGGCATCTCTCAATTTTGCTCCGTACTCTGTTCCATTCTCTCTTGTCGCTTTGAACCCACCTTTCGTCAGTTTCACATTCTTCGCTACTCCCCCCTCTACGCAACCTGCTACTGATGGAGTTGGAAATGCCAAGGATGAACACTCTTTTTCTTTGGTGCGGCAAGCCGACTTCACTCGCTGAGAATATTCCTGCCGTTGCTCGGTAACCCAATTGTTCCAATGTTCTAAGGACATATTTGAGAACAGGTTCTCCGTCTCTTGTTTTTTGGCTGATGATTCCTTCAACATTTTCGAGGAAAACAATTCTAGGTTGGCACTCTCTGATTCCCTCTGCAATGTATGGGAAGAGGTGTCTTGGGTCTTCAGTAGCTTTCTTAGCCCCTGCAACAGAGAAAGGCTGGCAAGGGAATCCTCCTGAAAGAATGTCCACTTGTCCACAAAACTTTCCGAATGGGAGGGTTTTAAGGTTCGTGTAAATAGGTGCTTTATGTAATCGCCCTTTTTCAATCTTCTCAACCAAGTTGAGGATTGCGTAGTCTTCGATTTCCGAGTAAGCGATTTCTCTGACATTTGGCAAAAGGATTCGTAGTCCTTGTCCGATTCCCTCATAACCTGTACAGAGGGAAAGGTGTGTAATGATTTTGGTATTATCCACATTGTGCATTATATTTTGATTATTTTTGTTTTATTTATAGGAACATCATAAAAGTATTCTCCTGCTGCGATAGCTCTGTTTGGAACTTCTACAATAGGGGATTGCTTTATGACATCTGAATGTATGCTAACTGCATACTCGTAATTTGAATCCCAAGCGTGATAGACGCAAGGAAAATCTAATTCTAAAAATTTCTTCTTACGATAAGGTATATGAATAGTATCGTAGGGAAACTTGCCGTTAGACCATATGTTTCTTCTTTCGCATTCAACATAGATTGTGCCTCCATCAGGAGTAGTTACAACTAAGTCAACTGCGAACTGATCCAAATGATCTTCTACCTGATAGCCCTTTGAAGCAATGTAACGCTTACTCGCCCTACGGCTTTCAGCATCAACTGCATCAAAGCACTCCTTGTTAAATGGATGATGTTTAGACTTAATCATTTACGCATCCAATCCATCCAATAGAGTTTAGCTAGGTACTTGAATCTCTGCACTCCTTTTTTAATTTGTGCTTCGCTCCAATTTTTGTGATAATGGTTTCTGCTTTCTGTGCATATGCAGATGCTTGTGCATTTCGGCTGATAGTCCAGGGACAAGTCCTTTTGTAACCACTTGGATTCAATAGCCAACTGAGTACAATCTTTTGTTTCGTAGAACTTACCACCTGTGCCTTTTGTATCTCTGCACTTGTAATCAAACAAGTGATACTTGTCATCTACCTTTGCGATGAAATCAACCGACCCTGCTGCCTTGTCTCTATTGCAGAAGAGTATAGTTTCGCAAGCGATAGGCTTGATGTCCTCATCAAAGATAAAATCAATGAAAGGATCAGCCCAAGGATCAAAGGGAGATAAACTAGGCTTTGGATTACTTTCATCTATAATGTAATTAATCCTATCCTCTAGTCTTGCGTGAACTGCACTACCAAAAGTAGAAGACTTAATGGGTAACCCATCTTCAGGGTTAATCCTATATCCATAACGCATATCCTTTAACTCTTCAGTAGTAGCCAAGGGATATTCCCTTGATAGCTCTACCAATTTTCGTGGGCCCCAAATATTGTCTAGGAACTCATTCTTTTGAGTAGATAGGATAGTAGTTACAGAGGGGTATGCTTTTAGCTTCTTGGCTTGTGCAGGAGTAGTAGCCTTTGTAAGAAAAGGCTCTCCCTTGCAGTTATAAAAATGTCCGTCACTCATTTCTTATTTTTCTTTTTGAGTTTTTTCTTGGACACTTGATTTGTTAACAGTTTTGTTGTTATCATAATAATTAATAAGGTTCTATCTCATCGAGTATATCTATTGTTGTATTTATGTTTGGTATAGGTGTTGCAGATTTGCAACGACCCTTTTGCAGATTTGCAATAGGCTTTCGCATTCTGTTTTTCCAGTATGAATCCTTAATGCACTCCTTGAGAAGAGAGTCCGACAAGGTATGCCAGAGCGTTTTATCGTAGCCCTTTTTGTTGTAAGAACCCTCGATAATCGCCCCTGCTGCCACAAGCTCCTTGAAGCATCTGTATATCTGATGCTTGGACAAGAAAGGAAAGAAGAACTGCCATTTGTTGCTTGAGTTAAAAACCCAATACTTCCCATTGATGTAATTCTTCTTTGACTTTCGGTTGGATAAAACAAAATAGATAATGGTGTGCAGAATTACGGCAGAGTTGACTCCGTACTTTTCAGCGTGTTCTCCGATAAAGGTGTAATTCTGTTGCATTGTTTAGCCTCCTGTTCTCTTGATAACATATCTCCTAGCACTTCGTCAAACTTCTTATCAGGAAGAAACTCCATCGGAAGATCGTCATCTGAATGCAGTAGGCTACCATAGCCCTCAGTTGCCCTACAAAGCAACGCACCTGTGCCTCCGTACTCTAGGTACTCAAGCATCCAATCTTTCGCTTCTTGGCGATATTTGAATGTTTTATGATAAGTCCTAGATACTCGGTCAGCTTTATATATTACGACCCACATAAGCGAACTCCTTTCTCTTTCTCAACGATTTGGATTGCAGTAGTTATGTGATTCAAAAGGGAAATATCCCCTTGCTTTGCTTCTTCTTCCCCTATGTGCAGAAGCTCTTGTAGTATTTCTTCTGAGTATTCCATATTAATGATCCCATACGAACTCTGAACTTTGGTCAATAACCATCTGTTCAATCTTGTTCCATGCCTCTTTAGGCATATCTCCTTTTACACGCATCCAAGCATCGTTACCTAAGTCATCAATGCCTTTTGCGAACTTCTCAAAGGAAACCAATAAGATGTCGGTAACATTGACTTCTTGCCAACTCTGTGTCACTTCTTGTTCGCCACAACTGCTTGTGCAGTCGCAGTCCTCAATGTCGTAGTGAACTTCTACCTGAACATCATAAGAGAACTCATTGTTGTCCTCTTGTACTCTTGCGTCTTCTATTTCGATATTTCTTTGCATTTTATTTATCCTGTATATGTTCCTACACCTATACCTCTAGTAAGATGCAGTAGTATTGCTTGATACACTAAGAACTCATCGCTGATGTAGTCCCTTAGTTTAGTATGGCACTCGTCTTTTATTTCTTGGACTAATGCACTAAGCTCCTCTTCACTAGGAAAGGGAACTTCGCCACCGAATGCTTCGACTATCTCTCTCGCTTGATTGACAGAGAAATCTGCATTCGCTTGGTAATTTTCTATTACCTGTATGTACTTTTGATTTATTGACATATCAGGGTTCTAGTATTTTTCCCAGCATCTGTCAAGTTTGTTCTGCAGCTTCACCTGATTCCCAGAAGCACAACATCTGGTGACTAATCCCTCGGTGACCCCCATATATTGTGGTCTTGTGACACTTTCGTATAACTTTCGTATATAAAAAGGGTTACCCCTTTTATATAATAGGTTACCCCTTTTATATCAGGTAAATAACCTAAGTCATTGATTATCAATGAACTAGACTCCGGCAGCTTCCAGAACCTTCACCTGACACTTCCCTGGTAGAGAGAGGGATTGCGTCCCTCTGTCGTCAAGTATTCTCTTCTGCCACGAAAATCTGCAATCGCTATAATAGGCTTTTATTTAGGTTATCTGTACGAATCTGCGAAAAAGAAGCCCTCAGAATGCCCTACAAATCGTTTTCTCTAGGCAAGGCATACATAGATACCCCCCTAAATGCACAAAAAAAGAGAGGCAACCTTTCGGCTACCTCTCTTATATCATATGAACTTATTATCACTAATACAAAATTACCTTATGAACCTTTCTCCAATAATTGTCAAGTCTTTGCACGACAATCGGATTAGTCTTTTCATAAGCTAATGCACCTCCATTCCATATCTTCGCTAGAACTTCGGCAGTAGGTTGCTTGTTTGTCCTTTGAGTATAGACTTTACCCCAATAAGTTAAATACTTTCTGCATATCATTTTGGATAGCATTGGATCGTATCTGTCATTAAGGTTGTATTCTGTGCCGTAGATACGATTGACATCTTGGATTACGCATTCATGAATCTGCAAGATACCAACGGCATCGCCTCCATCTCCAATTGCATTTGGATCAAGAGAACTCTCGACAAGGCACAAGGCAAGTATCAGTTGAGTTAATGTAATCATTGCACATCCTCCTCAACATCATCCAAGGAAAAGTAATCCGACTTCTCTACAACTAAAGTATCGTAGTCTTCATTCTCTTCTTTACTATCCAGTTTAGCTCTCGCTTCATCTTCGCTATCAGCGAGAACAGTATAGTATTCTCCAACTGTAACTGCTCTGCTGAAATGATAGAACTTCTTTTTACTCATCGTCATACCTACAACCCTCCTTATCTACGATTTGCCCATCGACAGTATCCGAGTAGAAAAATCCTGCCTCTTCGTCTGCTGATAGATCAAAGACAAGATTAGGGAACTTATTCTTTATGGCTTCCCATAGCTTGTCTGAGATACGACTCCAAGCCGTTTCAAATTGTAGCCTAAGACAACCCTCTGTTGAGTCGTCCCACTCTACATAATTGGCATTCCATTTAGTCCCCCAATTATCGCATTGCCAAGTATACCAATCTTCATCTTTCGGCATTGGCATAAATCTGCCGAAATCAAACAATATTCTTCTGTCTTCGAGCTTTTCCTCTCTGACATAATAATTGTCGTTAATAGAGAACTTTTTGAAAGCATCTAAATCTTTCTGTTCTCCCTCTATATGTATTACTGTTGTTACCCAATTTGGCATAATAATATTTCCTTTCTTGTTTTAGTTTTGATTAATCCTTGATACAAGATTCGTACCAAGCGTTATTTCGTTGAAAGCTCTGTCCTGTATAGCTGAAGCACATCTGCTCCCTTGTAGTGCCTCTAGGAAGCTCTTGATTGATAAAGTAGACCCAACATTCGGACTTGCTCCAATCGTCCATTGAAACCCAAATCTTTCGTCTCTCGTAGAATGTAGGATGCCCCTCTAGTAAATCCAATTCATCTAAGGTTTCGTCATCTACATCATAGACTTCCAATCTGACTTGCTCGCCTACACCTATCTCATCATACAAATAGGGTAACCCATTTACAAGCAATGGATAGGCATCGTCTGTCTTGGCTTTGCCAATAAACTCTGAATCAGCAAGCAACTTATGATTGCCGTAGCCTCTTTTGAGAGTCCCATAGACTGCGACCCTATGCTTTTCATTTGTTCTCTGCATATCGTACACGAAGCAATTGTTCTTTGAGTAGAATACACCACCTTGCTCGAACCACTTGCCGACTCTTTTGACTCTACCACTAGCAATGTCAATGAGAGCAAATCGTGTATCGGTTAGCTCCAAAAAGGGTAACCAATCTTTCTTGCGAAGCCTTGGCAAAATGTCGCTTGCAATGTATGCAACATCTGAAACTTTATCTGTGCCGTAGCCTTTGACTGTACCATTTGAATACAGAATGTATCTTTCATCAATAGCGAATGGATGCACATTTGATAGGTTGATATGTCCGACAGTAGCAAAGCGAAAGTGACACACGATAGGTCTATCTGTATCGACTAGCTTGTTTACGCTCTTGTATGACAGAGAACGCAATGTCTTGCCGTCATCAAGGTATGTAATACCAAAGCCGTGAGGATTCACGATCTTGGCTTTTTCCAGTATCCTGACAGGGATACGCTTGTTTTTTGGTTTATGTATAATTAAGCACATATGATATTTATTGTTATTGTTTATTAAGAATCTTATATACTGCACAGTTGTTCACTAGTTGTCAATGACTTTTTTTATTGTACCTTTTATTGAATCCAAGATGGCCCCTGATTTCTGCCTGACACGGAGTAGCTTTCCCAGAAATTCTAAGCAGCCTCACGCCAGCCGTTTTGTCTGGAGCGTTCTGGTAAGCAAATCGGCTTAAATAAAGGGATTGCAAGCGATTCAAGGTATGAAAACCACATGAAAAGGGTTACCCTTTCTAAAATATAAAGGGTTACCCTTTATAGCATAAGGATAAAAAGGGTTACCCTTTATTTATTCTCTTGTATTCCTTCTTTATTAGCTAATCCTTTATTTTATGCACCTTCAAGAGTCATGCCTTCACCAGAGCTTCTCCAGGGCTTGCCTGATTTCTCCAGGAATCGCCAGAGAAAACCGACAGACAGCGACAGCGATTTATCCTGAGAGATCGACAGCGACAGCCAAAGCAAAGCCAAGACAGACAGAGCAAACAAACCGACAGACAGACAGAAAGAGAAAGCGAAATAAAGACGCTTGAAACGCTCTAGAATTGCCTTGAATATTTGCTAAGGGTTATGACAAGCAAAGCAAGTAAAGCGAAGCATAAAGGCACAAAAAAACCCTCTCAAATTGAAAGGGTTTCTTGTAGGTTATGTTGACTCAATCAAAGCAAATTATCTGCAAGCAATCGTTCTGTAGAATTAGCAATCCTTTCATTAGAGAGAAACTCTCTTAAATACTCTGCATTACTATGTTCCCAAGGTAGATTTAAGATTTGTTCTCTAAGGTCTAGCATTGCTTTGAGAGCAGACTTTCTCTTTACCATTGATGTTGGATAATTATGCTCAAACGCTTTGAGCTTTGGAGCTACGCTCTCAAATCCAAAATGCAATTGTCTCTCAATGATATAGGAAGCGAGCAAATGGCAAATCTCGCTTTTTGCTTCAAGCTCTTTGCCGTTGCGAGTTGCCCAACCTGTAGACAATAGCAAGTTAAACATATTATTATTGTACTTGATATTTGTCTGTTTGACTTTGGTTTTGCTCTTTAAAACAAGGTTTTGTGTTAGAGCAACCCAAGCAACAATCTTGGTAAAATCAAGCGTACCTTGATGCCCTCTAAACTCGCAAGTGCCATATCTAGAATAGCTTTGCAAGTTGAGCTTTGTATATCTTGAAACGCCATTTACTGAACCCTCTCCATCAGCACGATTTCTAACGGCATCTTGCCTTATCATACGAGTTAGCAATGCCTTGTTAGATTGGCAAGCTTTGAAGCCTCTAACGCTTTCTTGATTACCTCTCCTTGATTCAGCAAGGATTGTATCAATTGCCGATTCATTCTTTACGAAATGGTTAACAAGATATTGCAATTGCTTTGCCTTGAAGCCGTCAAGCGAGTGGTGACAATGCAATCCACAGGTTTTGTTAACTTCACTATTGTATGAGTTGAGTATCTCAAGCAAAGCGTGTAATTGCTCGAATAGCTCGCTTGCTTTTAATGGTGGTGAAACCATCTCTATGCCTCTCATAGCTCTGTTGCGATTGCCTAGAGAGCCGTCACCGATTATTTTCCAATAAGAGCGAGTCCTATGATTGTACCCTTGTGCTTCAATTGTAAGCAATGGATGATTGTTGCAATCATCAATAAAGCTTTGGAATTGGCTTTCATCAATGAAGCACTCAAGCTCTAGTCCAATAGTACGGCTATTGTCCATTAACTGGACAGCTATGTCTTGAGCTTGCTCAAGGTTTATTTGTATGTTTTCTGTAGTCATATGATATTTTATTTAAGGTTTTATTTTTGTATAGCATCGTTGCTATGGTTAGAATTTGCCAAAAAGGGTAACCGATTTCAAGAATAAAAACACGATATTTGAAAAAAAAGGGTTACCCATATTTTACCCTAAAATTTACCCATTAAGAAAAGGGTTACCGATTTGCCAATTTAGAGCATTAAAAAGGGTTACCCATTTAGAGAAAAAAGCTTATTTCACGCCAGAGTAAACCAAATTTCCTAAGTTGCTTATTTATAAGTACTTACAAAACATTAAAAAATTAAAAGGGTTACCTATTTTGTCAGGATAATCTCATAAGTTGCTGATTTACAAGTACTTACGACACAACGCAGGGGTGGAGGGGTGCTAGCGTTGGCCCCGGTGGGTTTGCACGGATATGTAAAACGCCCCAAAAAAAATTAGTAAACTCAAGGGGCTATACTTGACAACATTCATGCAATCTGACAATTCCTTATATATGTTGTATTTATGTATGGTATTGGTTTTGCAAATTTGCAACAGGTGTTTTGCAATATTGCAATAGGGTATGCAGGAGAAAAAACAGCTAGAAACAGAGATCAAGCAGGCGATTGTAGAGGTCGCCAAGGACAAGGAGATGCGTAAGGTCAAGAGTCTATCTAGGCACAACCCTGAGAGGGTCGCCAAGGTACTGTACTTATCTGCCATAGGAGTATCTCAGACGAGCATAGTTCGTAAATATGACATACCTAGAGCCGTGGTCATCAGTATAATGGTGGACTACGCAGATTACAGAAACAAGTTCCGTGAGCTGGGCGGCAAGCTATCTGCACGATCCTATGTTAATCTAGAGAGTTTAGAAGAGGATATTATACAATCAGTCAGAGAACGCATACAAACAGGAGAGTACGAACCATCTCCGAAAGACATCAAGGAGATCAGTATAGCTAAGTCAAACTCGGCAAGGCAGGCTATGACAGCTAGAGGTGAGGCTTCGCAGATAACCGAGAGCCGAAATGTAGTAACCCAAGAGGACTACAATGATACAATTAAGGCTGCGGAAGAACGCATTAAACAGATAAAAGGAGAGATAATAGATGCAGATTGATATGACAAAACAAGAGCGTAAGGCATTTAATGATGCCAAGGCTATACTAAGCGAGCACTTTGAGAACTATGCCTTAGTGGTTATAACAGAAGAAAACGCACTTAGATATGACTACAAGAATCACTACATTGGCAAAATGCTAATGCGTGAAGCCTTATCTGAGATGAACAAGGATATAGTAGACATAATATGGGATGACGAAGAAGCCGAGGTAGAAGATGAAGAAGAATAGATGGAACTAACCTTTACAAAGCACCCAATCATTCAGCCGCCTACTGACGAGCAGATTGTTCTTCTAGGTAAGAATGATCCACAGTTATTGGCTGATTTGCACAGGGTGCACGAAGGTAGAATCCAATCTAGTATAGATGAACCTCTGAAGCACGGCTTTGACCTAGATGGTTGGAAGCGAATGCAGACAGGGTTAGAGCAATACAATGAGTGCCTAGTACTTGGTGGTAACCGTAGTGGTAAGACTACAGGATGTGCAAAGATGGTCATGCAGGCAGTTACTGAAAGCATGGATGGTCATATTGTTTGTTTTTCTCAGAATGCTGATACATCGGTCAAGGTGCAGCAGGCTGCCATATGGGAAATGATGCCGAAGGAGTTCAGAAAGAAAACAAAGAGCATAGATGGATATATTAATTTTTCTATGCAGAACGGATTTACAGGGTCTTCGTTTATTTTTCCTGACACCAAGACTAGAGTAGATTTCAAGACTTATACGCAGTTTACGAACAATCAAACCATCTTAGATCC